GAAAGTAACTTCTTTCATGGTTATCTCCATATACCAAAGCCCCGTTCCATGCCTTGGTTGTCATGCGTCCCCGGGGGGATGAACGGACGTAATATCATGTGTTTTTGTTTAGGTTGTATCCAGTGTCTTGTGACACCGGCAATGATAAAGCAATTAGTTATCAGAGTTATCATCGTCAGAAAGTTCTTTATCAGTTTCTTTCTTTTTTTCTTCTTCTTCATTCATAAAAGAATATCGGGTGACATTAGCTCTACCGAAGCCTCCTCCATTAGATTGATGTGCCATTAACCTATGCTACTGCTTTCTCTTGTTACTAAGATTGCAGCCATTTAAAATACACCGGGGATAATTTGACCGGTTGTAGCGTAAGCTCCTAGAGCTGCTACTATGCCAAGCATTGCTGCCCAGCCATTAAATCTTTCTGCTTCTGGAGTCATTATTGGATGTGATTTTTTTGTGTAGTGTGTCATTACTCTTATTGGTGGTTCGTAAGGGTATTCGTTTTCAAGTAACGTATCAAGATCTTTTGTTTTCATAATTAAAATTGTAGATCTGATCTGTTTAATTTCTCGACAACATCAGCTCTGTAAGCTGGATCATTGTCATAGCGAGGGTCGCCCATCGCTGCTACAAGCTCTGCCTGTGATCTAAATATTTCACCAGCAGAGGTGGGAGCTTTACCTTGTAGCATACGACCTTCGTAGCCATTGGCTTCGTTGTACGCTGATTGAAGTCCTTGGAAAGCAATGCCAATAGCTGCTGGATTTCCTGAGTCAACGACAGAATCAAAAGCATTGATCTGTGCATCAGGTAAATTACTTGCAGCCCATTCGATTACTTGGTTGTAGTTAGCTTCTCCGCCTGCTGCATTCTGGACACTATTTACTTGTGCCTCTGACATTTCAACAGACTGTTGAGGTGCTTGCGGATTGTTGGCTTGGATCTCTAAGTAAGCATTAACCAAATCTTGGCTGCTCATTTCAGAAAACCTAGATATTGTTTCCTCACTAAGTTGACCATCATTCGCATAGTATTCTTCTGAAGCTTCGTTAATCAAACTGACCGCAGGAGCTTCATCAGATACCTCCTCATCGCTTTCTTCTTCTTCTGCATATCCTTCGTCGCTTTCTTCGTAGTCTGTTTCTTCTTGTCCAAGTTTCTTTTGTAATGATAAGTAAGCTGCTTCTAAGTCTTCAGCATTTCTATATTTACCAGCCAGTAACTGTTCTTGTTCTGCTACTAGCTTCTCTCCTACCGCAAGAGAATCTTGTTCTTCTGGGGTAAGTACTTCTGTTTCTGGAGAGTTATCACTTGTAAATGTTTCTGCCATTTATTCTGGTTGTTCTTGTGGTGGTTGCATCATTCCTTGCATGTTTTGCAAGTTTTCTGTGTCAGCTAATTTTGAATTAGCAAACTGACCAGCTTGTTCAAGTAAAGTTTGATTCTGCTGTGTCTGCATTAATTCTTCTTTCTCTTCAGCTAACTGTTGCTGAGTCTTAACTAAGTTCAGAACATCAATACCTTGTGCAGCAGCAAGACGTTTGATAGCTTCCAATGGATTGATAAATTTCATCATCATTTCTGGTCCCACTGTGCCTGCAACTGTTTGCATAAACATAGTGAGTGCTTCTCTGTCTTGACCTCTTCCCAAAGCATTTACACCAGCTACTATTGCTGGTCTAATAACATCTTTAGGTAACTTAGGTAATTCATTTGTTCTTTGTAAAACTAGTAAAGTTCTATCTAAATAAGGTATGAGGAAAGATGTAGTTAACAAACTAAAGATGCCACCAAGCTGTTGCTCTAGTTCTAACTGAGTTAGTCTGACTTCTTCTGCTGTTACCCTCTCTGCATTCCTTACATTCATTACAAGGAAAGCTTCAAGTAATCTTCTTTCTACAGTCTGAGCCATTTGAGCTGCTGTTGAAAAATCTGCCGTCTTACCTACTTGGACGACTTGTACGTCCTCTGCTCTTCCTTGAACTATTGCACCGTTTCCGGCTTTAGCTATGGTTGCTGGTTTAGTTGTTGAGGATGGTGAGACCAGAAAAATAACTTTACTGGCAGCAGCTGCCCCTTCAACTAATGCTTGTGATAATCCTTCGAGAGATTTGAGATCACCAAGGAACTCTTCTACTCTGCCACGACCGTACTGTTCTCCGTCTACAGAATTAAAAGTAAGAACGAGCCAAGGGCTTGCATTCTTAGGAGCAGTACTTCTTGTGTTTGGAATTATCTTATCTAATACTTCTTGGTGCCATACCCATCTGCCGTTTTCTAGTTTCACATACGTATAAACTTCGACATCATCTGTATTACTACCACTGGTTTCGTCAATACCTGTATTAGGTTGTGGCTTTGGTATGTCATACCCAAGCACATCACGACTTATCAATTCCTTTGTAACTATTTCTAGGACGTTACCATTTCCATCTCTGTTGACGACGTACCTATTGAGAGGGTAGTTCTTTATTCCATCTTTACCCATAAATAACAAAGCATTACCACCAACAATTAAATGTTTTAATGCTTGATGTATAACAACTCTGTCATTAGATGCAGCGATGTAGTCCATGACCATTCGCTCCATCTTAGATAAAGAAAGATCAAGTTCTGACCTTGCTTCAGGTGGTAAATCTTCACCTAACTTATCCTCTCTTACTTGTAGCTTAAAAAAGGTTCCTTGTGGAGGTAGGATTGCCAGCATTAGTTTTGCTGCAAGCCCTACCGTACACTTAGAACCTACTGATTGCCACGGAATATTGAGAGTCTCGTGTGTTGGTCTTGAAGATGTATCGTCTTGAATTAAATAAGGTAACGTGAGCTTTGAACAATCAACGGCTTTGTCTAGGAATTGTCTTCGATCTGTTACCAGTTGATTGTATCTCTCACGAGCTAACATTAGTTAAGCCCTCCGGAACCGCCTTGTCCGGTCATACCTGTATTAACTTTAGGATTTAATTTAATCCTTAATGATCCTGTACCTCTTGAGTACTGGTTTTTACTTTTATTACCACGGTCTTTCTTAGCTCTCTTAACCTGTGGGTTCACATCCTTGATGATTGGATCAGGAGGTGGTGCCGTTGGTGTTGGAGGTAATGGTGGTGGTGGAGCTGGTGGTAGTGGTGGTGGTGGTGCAGGCATTCCGCCTCCTCCTCCTATACACATAATTAAATTTCCTCTTCTTCGATTGATTTTATGTAATCAATTACGCTGGCTTGTCCAGCTCTATACATAATTGATTCGATTGATTCTTTTGGGTGAACTGGTTCCCACCCGAAGTTATCATCTAACTTCTTAATTAACTCATTAAGTCTGTCGTTATGAAGCTTAAGAGTATTGAGGGAGATTGACATTCGAGTGTTCAAAAAATGCAGGCATTCTAGCTGCCTTGGTCTGAGAAAATTCTGGTGCTTTGCCTTCGTACATAAGTCGATCACTGGCATCTAGCCAAAATTTTTTGTCCAAATATCTATCGGAACTTTGTTTTAAGGGTTGCATTACCCAATTAATTGTTGCCTTTCTTAGCTTGTCTAATGACTGACTAGGTTTAAGTCCTAGCTCTGCACATACTAAAGAGTTAGCTGCCACATGGACTTGCTCATCTCTAGATATGTCTGCACTAACAGTTCTTAGACCGGCATCACCACAAAATCTAAAGAATGGTAGTAATACAAAGAAGATTGCTCTCTCTGCTACTAATGCTTTAAGTATTGTGTGGTCTGGGTGTTCCTCCCATGCTGCACGTAAGCGCAGTGCTTCAGCTTCGGCTTGGTCATCGACGCCTAGTGCGTTGGTGATGTAGCCAAGAGCAAGATCATGTTTAATCTCGTCCTTAACGTTTGACTCTAGAAGTGCTCTGGCAGAGTCGGGAACATTTTTATCAAGTGCTTCTGTAATAAACTCGCCAACTGGTAACTCCATATGGCGTATTGCAAGTGCACGGTAGATGGTTTCTTCTGCACCTTCTTTTAGTTTTCCTTTAGATGTTTGTACGGGTGTCCAAGATCTTTTCCGGGACAGTAATTTTAAGTAGGGGTTCATTGCTGACAATCACAAGCTATATCATCTGGTTTATTACTCATAATTTCTGCTAAGTAATCTTCGACTGAGGTATCTTCTAGTGCTGCGTAAGCATCTGTCTTATCCTGAGTGTCTCCCATTACTTGTAAGGCATAATATAAAGAAGTCTGTGGGCTGAGTAACCACTCTTCTATAAAAGCCTCATCGTAAGTCACCATATCGCTCCAACTGTTGAAGCTATAGCCATGAAGCAATTCTGTTCTTTCGAGCATAATCATTATCTGATCTGCTACTAACTTATAACTCTCCCATCCAACTTCAGATGCGATCTCTACATTTCCATAATTAACTTGCTCTACACCAAACTCACCTGAATCTCTATCAACTATTCTGCTAATAGGAGGTGCAATTTCTGGTGTAGCAGTAAAGCCTTTAAGGTCTCTACTTCTGTAAGAACAACTAGCGGTTGGAGCAATAGCAAATGCTCTTTCCATATGATTCTCACGAGCAATGTTAGCAGCTTGTTGTATGCCGAGGAAGAGCTCGCGTGCTGCTAATCCTGCGTAACCTTCGTAAGACTCAGCATTATTAGTTGCTTTTAAAGCCTTACCAAACTCGGCATAAGTAATATTATTATTGGCTAAGAAGTTGGCTAAGCCAAGCATTCCTAGTCCTACCTGTCGATCATGTTTTGGTTTTAGATACTCTCCAGATTCACCAACACCTGTTTTGCCATGGAGATCGCACAGTTCCGACATACCTTTAGCGAAAGCTGGTCGGAGGTCGCCGATACGACAGGCTGAAAGATTGATATGTTGTAGGAGGCATGTTCCACGTGAGGGCAGATAAACTTCCAAGCAAACATTCGATCTGATTCTGTTACCTTTTTTGTCATATTTTATTTTGTTGAGCCAAATGTCTCCTCTTGCAATTCCTTCAAGTATAGATTTCTTTGTTCTATCTTCTGTATTAGCCCATTGTTCTTTGGTAAGGTCAACACATCGTTTGACCCATGGGAGCTCGTGTCTTTCTGCTTGCACGAAGTCAAGAATATCGGCGTGATTAATATCAAGGTGAAGAACGCACGCGCCGTTGCGGTACGTCCCCCCGCGTCTAAGAATTTCATTTAATGTTGAGTAGATTTTTCCGAATGAGACTGGTCCACTTGCAACAAGTGAATCAGGTCCTTTATTTGTTGTTGTTCCTTTTGGTCTAAGTTCCGACAAGTGCACCGCAACTCCTGCTCCAAATCGCAGAGCATGCGACACAAATCTCCAGCTTGCTTCGATCCCATCGGGTCCTTCCATTGAATCCTGCACGTTAAAAATGGTGCAGCTTACGGGTAGACGATCTTGTGGATTATCAATCCATGCTTGGACTCGACCAGTCCTAGCTATCCAATTGGCTTCTGTTTTCGATTTCATTGAGTAAATAATGGGCAGCTTTTTTTAAATCTTTTAAGTCGTTGTCTTTATATCCAGCACGACATATATATTTGATTACATTTCCAAGGTGATAGTTCAGGGATTGATCTCTAATGAAATCCCATACCTCTATGTTCCCTCTCTGGTAGTAGTCAGGACCTTCGTTTTTTTCTTTTAGCTTCATAGATGAGTGGTGCTATTAAGTTATTTAATTTGAAAACTTGCTCTTGTAACCTTATGTATAGTTCCATCATGGTTTCTTTATCTATTTCATGTAGTGCTAATTGGATCTCTCTCATTTCTAAGTCTTGATGGAGGGTCAATTTTGTACTGTCCCACAGGTTGCCAGAGGATTGGTTCTCTTTTTTCATGATCGTAGTCGTCAGTAGTTAAAATTCTTGCTAGTCGTGCATTAATTAGCGCGTCTTCTTCAGTCATGTCTTTTTCTTTAAAAGTTTCAACGACTGCTTGCCATGTATATCCTTTTTCTTCAAAGATTTTCTCTGCTTTTTTAACACCAATGCCGGGAACTCCTGAATAACCATCAGTATTATCTCCAGCCATTGATTGTATTAGGTGCCACCTTGCTCCTTCTTCTGGAGTGATGTCTACAGTTTCTTTGAAGTCATATAGTTTACCGGGAATCTGTCTCATATCTTTGTCAGGAGAGACAATTATGTTTCCGGGATATTTTGTAGCATAGATTCCTATAGAATCATCGGCTTCGAGTGTATCTTTGAGGATAACTCTGTATTGTTTTTTAAGTTCCTGTATGACACGTTTAAATCCACAGGGCTTTTTTCGTTGTCGATGACCCTTGTATTCGGGCAAAATTTTTTTCCTAAAATTATTAGGACTCGTAAAAAACAATATTAATTCATCATCAAACGAACCTAGTTCATTTTGGATTCTGTCTAAATCTCTTTTGACACATTTCATAGCGTCAGAAAAGTTAGAAGTAACAACTATGACGTCATCACCAAAATCCATTTCTGTTTCTGCTGCTGCACAGCATTTATAGACTATATAGTCGCAATCAATTAATAATTTCATATTTAATGTACGTCAGCCCATGTTGGTCCTTCTTTTGCTTCGGCAGCTATGGGACAACGTAATTGGTAATATTCTCCAGCTAATATTGCTGATTTTTCTAATTCTTTTTTTACACCAACTGCATAATATGGTCTGCATTCGTATTGCAATTCGTCGTGTACAAATGCTAGTTGATGAGTGTGAAATGGTTGTAGTCGGTCATCTGCTATTACCATCCAACGCTTCGCGACAATTCCTGCCGAGCATTGAAGTAAATAGTTTAGTGCTTTGTGCGGTGAATCGACCAGCACCCTTCGTCCGTCCAATGCCAAGAGGTAACCAGCAGTAGCCTTATTTGAAACCGCTCCCAGTAAGTCACTGAGTCCTTCGATTGCAGATACGTAAGCCTCTCTAATCTCTTGTCCCTTTTTACGGGCTTCCTTGGGTTGTAAAGAGTTATCATAACTCATTCCTAATTTTTCGTTTCCAGCACCATACAAGAAGGCATATGTGACAGTCTTGACTTGGCGTCTGGTGATTCCTATTTTGTCTGCATTTACTTGATGTATATCATCGTTTAGTAAGATATTCGCGTATCGACCTCCGTCATATCTGCCAAGATAATGGGCAAGCATGCGTAGTTCGATTCCGCTTAAATCGGCTCCTACCATTATCATTCTTGGACTAGCAGTAAATAGTTCTCTAAATTCTTTATCAGCAGGACACTGAGCTAAATTCGGTTTACGATGAGCACATCTAAATGTGTTCGTACTAACCGAGCAGTGATGGTGTATTCGACCTTCACCAGTAACAAGCTTGTTCCATGCGTTCACGCCTTCGGATATCATTCCAAGCTTCTTCTTTATCGTCAAACATTTCGCACATTGTTTCGAGAAGGGAATATCTATCTCCATCAATGTAATCTCGTCGATAATTGGTTTCCCAGTCGTGGTGGTCTTGCTCAATTTGACTTTGAAATGAGTCGTCAGAATCCATGCTATGTGGTCTCGTGATGTTGGGTTAAACTCCTTTATTCGTTGTATTTCACATCCTTCTCTGTATCCTTGTGTTGCGTTATCTCGTTTAGGAGTGAACAACGATCCTGCAACGAAAGGGAATTGTCCTCGAAGTATTGCTTGAGTTTCTTCCATCTCGCTTCTGAGAGATGACTCAAGTTCGAGAGCTTTTGATTCATTAAATTGCCATCCATGTATTTCTTGCTCTGTTAATATTTCAGCGACTCGATGCTCTAATCGACACGAGTCAGATAAGGGCGGAAGTGTTCGCATAATTTAGTTGTTACTTGTACGTCTTGTACGCAATAATCTTGCATTTCTTGTGACCATTCTTTCCAGTCACTTGTTTTTCCAAATTCTCCTTTATATTCTCCTAATCTGTATCCATAACTTTCTAAACTATGTCTTCCATATAGTTGTAAAGGCATTCTTGCTATGTTTCTCTTCTTATCTATTTCCATCATGTTTGGATGATAAATCCTAGATAACACAAGAGTATCGACAATAGCAGCATTAGTATTAAACCAAGAATAAATTTTCCGAAGAACAGGTATGTCGTAATTAATAATGTTATGACCAACAATGACATCAGCTGAAGTGAGCCAATGCAAACCTTCCGTGATCGGGTCACAGTCACTACCTTGATTATTAAATACGAAGGTTTTCTCCTTTTGGGAGTCATAGATGGCGATGCAATGTATCTCAGAAACGTCATGTAATAATCCGTTAGTCTCGCAGTCAAATACCAGCATTTGTTTTTCCGACATATGTTTTGTCCTTAAACTTTGCTTTCTTTTTTGCTTGTTTTGTCTT